AAATTATGTCAAAAAGCAAAGAACAATTTAAACACAATTTAAAAAAGGTAAAAACTTTAAAAGAAATTTTAGAAGAAAGAGCTAAACAAAATAAAGAAAACAACAAAAAGATCTTAAAACAATTTTATAGAGAATCTGATCGTGATAAGAAAAGGGAATTATTTAGAAGTTTAGAGCCAGAAGATTATGGCTTATTAAATAACCATTTACATCATCCAGATAATTATTAACCAAAACAAAAATTATGAAAATTAAATTAAGAGAATTAACACCAGAAGAAAACAGAAAAAATTTAATAATAATATTAAAAGAAGGATTAAGACTTATGGTATTAATATTTGCTTTTGTATTATTCTGCAAAGCAAGTTGGAAGTTTTTAATATGGATTTGGTAATACCTAAACATATAGAAAAGAAATATCCTGATTATAAAAAGAAATTAGCCTGTTGGAATAAAAAATATTTTGTAATAGTTAAACCAACAGAAAGAGGGTATAAAAAGGGAGGTTACCCTGTAAGATTAATAATAGATTTTGATGGTACAAAAAAATATGGAAAAGAAATTTATGATCAAAATAGTAATAAATTAGAAAACAAAATAACAGATATATATAAATATTTATGGTATAATTATATTTATGAAAAATAATTAGGTTAGTTTTTAATAGTTAAAAAAGGGGGAATTAGTTACTTTATACAATATCTCCCTTTTTTTATTGTATATATATGAAAGTTGAAATACTGGTTCCCGATAAATTAAGTGAAATAACTTTAGGACAATATCAAAAGTTTGTAAAAGTAAATACTGAAGAAAATAAAGATACTCCATTTCTATTAGAAAAGATGGTAGAGATATTCTGTAGTTTAAACCTTCAAGATATATTAAAGATCAAATTTACTTCAGTACAAGAAATAGCTAATAAGCTAAATAAACTCTTTGAAGAAGAACCTAAGCATGTAAAAACATTTTCATTAAATGGAGTTAATTATGGATTTATTCCTAACCTTGATGATATGACACTTGGCGAATATATAGATCTTGATAGCAATTTAACTGATTGGGAAAAAATACATACTGCAATGGCTGTATTATACAGGCCTATTAAAGTTAAGAAAAACAACAAATACAATATAGAAGAATATACAGGGCCTAACAATGCTGAACAAATGAAAGAGATGCCATTAAATGTTGCAATGGGTAGCATGGTTTTTTTTTACAATTTAAGCAACGAATTGCTGACAACTACCCTGAACTTTTTAGTGAACGAGATGGAGGAATCAATGACTTTGGAGCAACAGCAAATTTTGGAGCAAAATGGGGTTGGTATCAATCAATCTATGGACTTGCTAAAGGGGATGTTGCCGAGTTCGACAAAGTAACTAAATTAAATGTACACAAATGTTTATTGTATTTAGCATTTGAAAAAGAAAAAGTAGAATTAGAAAAAAGATTAATTAAACAAAAAAGCAGAATATGAAAGGGTTCTATAATTTAACAAGTGAATTAAAAACAGCTTTATTAGCAGAACCATTTTGTAATACAGTTACAACAGGGAGTTTAGATGATATAGATTTAAACAAACAAACTATTTATCCACTTGGTCATATAATAGTTAATAATTGTACTGTAGCTACAAACGTATTTACTTTCAATGTATCTGTATTATGTATGGACATAGTAGATATTGATAAAAAAGAAACTACAGATATTTTTGTAGGTAATGATAATGAGCAAGATGTTTTAAATACTCAATTATCAATAATAACCAGAGTAATGAATAAACTACAAAGAGGGGATTTATATACTAACCTTTATCAAATAGAGGGAACAGTATCATGTGAACCTTTTGTAGATAGATTTGAAAACAAATTAGCAGGATGGGCTGCAACATTTGATGTATTAGTTCAAAACGATATGACAATATGCGACTAAAAGAAACAAAAGAAGCATTAATAAAATTTAGGGATTTTGTAATACAACAAAGTAGATCAAGATTAACTAAAGGGAAAAAGAATGTAAATAAGGATTTATATAATAGCTTAGAAGGGGATGTTAAGGTTATGCCTAATTCTATTAATGTACAATTTAGCATGGAAGATTATGGGGTGTTTCAAGATAAAGGGGTAAGTGGAAAAGAAAAAAAATATAATACTCCCTTTAGTTATACAAATAAAATGCCTCCTTTAAAACCTTTAGCTAATTGGGCAAAGTTTAGAAATATTAGATTAAGAGATAAAAAAGGAAGATTTTCTAAAGGTAATTATAATACTATAGGATTTTTAATAGCAAGAAGCATATATAAAAAAGGCATTAAACCAAGTTTGTTTTTTACTAAACCATTTGAACAAGCATTTAAAAAATTACCAGAAGAATTAACAGAAGCTTTTGGATTAGATATTAGAAACTTTTTACAATACACAACAAGACAATGAGCACAAAGATAAACGCAAGAAGTCCTTTTTATTTAAGCTATACAGAACCTACAGTTCCAACTCCGGCTTTTAGTTGTACTGTAGCAGGAGCAACAAGTGCTTTAGATGGTTCGGCAAATAAATTTGATGTTGACCAAGCAGGAATTATAACACTTCCTTTACTTGCTTATGGACAAATTGAATCTATATCAAGTTCTGATTCAGGGTTTGCAAATGATAAATATGCTACAGTAGGCACGCCAACAACAAGAACTATTACTTTAAAAATTAGAATGCCTGATGGTTTTTCTAATACTTCTGATGTGTTTTTTAATTGTGATGTAACTGCAACCCAACCTGCATTTAGTTCAGGAACTTCATGTACTGCTAACACAACCTTAAATGGATCAGTACCTACTCAAACTATTACAAGAGGGGGGTCTACAGCATCAGTTACTTTATCGAGTTATTTTACAGCAGGCAGTTCTGCAATAACAGGATATACAATTACAAATAACCATACAGAATTTGTAACCACATCTCTAAGCGGATCAGGGGCAAGTCAAACATTAACATTAAATTCTTCTGATATTTGTGATACCAAAGTTATTTATGTAACAGCAACAGATGCTTTGGCTAATAGTTGTTCTGCGGTGCAACCTATAACAGTTACAATTAACGGATGTGGAGCAGCTTCATGTAGTGATAATAGTTTTTCAGGAGGCTCAATAAATCAGGCGGGAACAACAATTACAAAACCTTTTGCTTCTTTTGGAGCAGTAGGAAATATTTCTTTAACAGATGGAGGAGGTGCTATTACAACTGTAGCAGCCAACAGTGGAGCAACCTCCCAAAATGTAACTTTATGGTTTACCTTAACAGTACCCGCAGGATATTCAAACGCAGGATCTTCTATAAATTGTTCATTTGTTTTATCACAAGATGGAACAGGTCAAGATGCAGGAACTTGTGCTTTAGCTAATTTATCAGGTCAATCAATTTCTACAAGGGGAGTTATTGATGCAGGGGTTGCTAATCATGATGCTTTTTATGCAGGAACTCCAATTGCGGTAGGAACAACATTACCTAATGTTACTGATAGATATGAGGAAGTTTCTGAAACAACACCAAGAACCCCTAAAATAAAAGTAACTGTAGGTTCAGGCTTTTCTAATTCAGGAGCAATTTTAGAATGTCCTGTAAATTTAAATCAACCTGCAGCATTACCAAGTTGTTTTGCAACAGGAGGAAGTACAGATTTTTATTTAAGTCAAGGTTTTGCAAATCCTTTTGATGTAACTACAGTTTGTCAAAATACTTATTCAATAACTACAGCAGTTAAAAGAGACAGCAGTTTAGAGATTTATCAATTAGGAGTTAATAATGGTTTGGTATGTCAAGGATCTACCCCTTTTAGAGGTGGAAGTTTATGGTATATAGCTTCAAGTTTTTCTTTTGCAAAAGGGGGAAAATTAGGGTCAGCTAATATAATAATTAGAATTAATGACAATGGAATGTGTATTGGAGCTAAGTTTTATGACTGTAAAACATTAACAACAGGAGATTTTTAAAATAATATTATGAGTTTAAGAACAGCAGTTTTACAATTATACGTTTATTCAGGAACAGAAGGAGCACAAACATCAAGTGATCTAAAATATACTATTGAAAAAGAAATTATTGATGGTGATACTAAAATACTTTTTGAAATAGGTGAATTAGTAAGAGATTATATAGACATAACTTTTAATGATGATTATGTATGTAATACTAAATGGGTAACAGCAATTACAACATTATATGATGAAAATAATGAAATATTTACCTATAGCAATCCTGTAACTAATCATTATTTAGCTTTAAATGGTTATGGTTATTTTGAAGATGAAATAAATCCACAATTATCTACAGATGCTTTAGTAAGTAGCAATTATATGTATATACCTGAAAGCACAACATCTAAAATTCCTATTTGGGCGGAAGCAGTAGGAAAAGTAGTTGTTGATTCTACTACAACAGAAATTACAGATAGCGGAAACTCAAATCAAAAAATTCAATATGTTAATATTCCCGCAAATAGTTCTTCAATAAAAGTTTATGATATACATGACAGTAGTATATTAAAAACAATAACTATAACTAATGTATGTGAGCCAAAATTTACTCCTTATAAAATAACATTTGTAAACAAACTTGGAGCTTATGAAAATATTTGGTTCTTTAAAAAATCAACAGAAAGTTTAAGTGTAACTGATGAAAAATTTAAACGTAATACTATTAATAATTCTACAGTTACTTACAACACTTACGAAGGCCAACAAGAAAGATATAATGTCAATGGACTTACTTCACTTAGTTTAAATACAGGATTTGTAAATGAAGATTTAAATAAAACTATTGAAGAACTATTTTTAAGTGAAAATGTTTGGATCAGATACGAAAGTAAAACACAACCTATAATACCAAAATCAAAATCATTTGTTTTTAAAACTAAACTTAATGATAAACTTATAAATCATACAGTAGATTTTGAATTTGCATTTAATAAAATTAACAATGTTAGATAATGGTAGGATTAGAGCTTTATGTAAAAGATGAAGAAAATGTTTTTCAGCGTATTGAGTTATTTAAAGATGAAAGCGTTACAATTACCCAAAGTTTACAAGATGTAAAAGATATTGCTAAAGTCTTTTCAGATTATTCTCAAACTTTTAATGTACCTGCTTCTAAAAAAAACAATAAAGTATTTGAACACTTTTACAATTACCACATAAACATATTTGATGCCAGAAGAAAAAAAGATGCTAAATTATATCTTAATCATCAACTTTTTAAAGATGGTAAAATAAAATTAGAAGGCACTACATTAAAAAACAATAAAGCTCACACTTATAAACTAACTTTTTTTGGAAGTGGAGTAAATCTAAAAGACACTTTAGGAGATGATAAATTAGATGCTTTAGTAGCCCTTAGTAAATTCAATTTTGAATATACATCCGCCAATATTAAAACCTACATGACAACTGGTTTGGATATAACAACAGCAGATGAGGTTTTTGATGATGCTATTATTATGCCTCTTATTTCTGCTAAAAAAAGATTTATTTATGATTCAGTAGGTAATACAAGTAATACTGATTCTCTATGTAATTTAGGAACTGCGGGTAAAGGAGCGGAACTGACTCAATTAAAACCTGCCATAAGGGTTTACGCTATTATAAAAGCAATAGAAGCTCAATCAAATTACAATCTAACTTTTTCTGATGATTTTTTCAATATAACTAATCTACCTTTTTACAATCTTTATATGTGGTTACATAGAAAAGAGAATTTAGTTTTTGATGATCAACAGCCTGCTACCTTTTTCTTTGAAGATTTTCATGTTTCAACTTTAGATAAAGCAAGTGTGGTTTCTTTAAATAATGCAGGAACTTCTTTTACAAACCCTCCAGGAAAAGGAGTAAATAAATATACAAGCAAACAAAACAACGCACAAAGAACCTTATTTGTTGATTTAACTCCATCTGTAGCAACTGCTGATAATAAATTTAATTTCGTAATTTTTAAAGATGGTGTTCTTTTTAAAGAATACAAAGATCTTACTGGAGATTCTGTAGGTACAAGTCAGCTCATTAATAAATTAAAAATTCCTAAGGGAACATATACTTTTGCTATTCATGGAAATTACCCAAGTACATTTACAGCAGATATTTTAGTAAAAAGAGATAATACAAGGGGAGGTTCTTTTTTAAAAGGATCAAAAACCCAAAAGAGATCTTTTACTGCAACAGCTACAGTAAGTGCTACCTCTGATTTACAAGCTACAACACAACTTCCTGAAATTAAAGTTTTAGACTTTTTAACAGGACTGTTTAAAATGTTTAATCTAACGAGTTTCCAAAATGAAGATGGTACGATAGAGATTAAAACCCTTGACAGCTTTTTCAGAGGAACAACATTAAAACCTGTAGTTACTTATGACATAACTAAAGAAATAGATAAAACAGATTTAACAGTAGATAGTGTTTTACCTTTTAAAACAGTTACTTTAAAATATAAAGGGCTTGATAGTTTTTTAGCTAAAAGCCATAACGAATTATTTAATGTGGAGTGGGGATCTCTACATTATTCAGGAAATGAAGATTCTAAATTAGAGGGTCAAACTTATACTGTAGAAGTTCCTTTTGAACATTTTAAATACGAAAGGTTTATAGATGTAACAGGAGGAGCAACAAAAAACGCTCAGTATGGGTGGAGTGTAGATATAGATCAAAATTCTTATTTAGGAAAACCTCTACTTTTTTATGCAGTAAAAGCTTCTGAAAGTGTTAAGGTTTTAGAGCTTGATGGAGTAACTTCTTCAACTGTATTAGCTCCTTTTTGTCCTTCAAATTCTTACTCATTTAGTCCTACTGCACTTGTAACAGGAACAGATGTTTCATGGAATATTAACTTTAATGCTGAAGTTAACGAATATACAGGCAGACCTTTTGAACTTACTTTATTTGAGCAATTTTATAAAACATATTTAAAAGAAATATTTGATCCTAAAAGAAGATTAACTACAACTTCTGCTTATTTACCCCTTAGCACAATACTCAATATTAAGCTAAATGACAGAATAAAAATTTCTGATAGGTTATATAAGATAAATAAAATGACAACTAATTTTGAGACTAACAAAACAGTCTTTGAATTAATAAATATTGTTGTTTCAAGTGGATTAGCTCCATCTACAGTTTTAACAGATGACAATACAGAATTTAAAGTTATAATTCCTCCTGTTATTTTACCAGTTGAAAATTGTATTACAGTAGATACAACAGCTTATACTGCTGATGATACAGTTTTAAGAGCAGATTTAGCTTGTAATACAGATGGAGTGGAAGAATTTAGTATTAGTCTTCCTGTTCCTGATACTATTGAATCTAATATAATAGAGCCTATAGTAGAACCTTGTACAGTTGTTGCCCCTACTTTAACAGTTGCTACTCAAAAAACAAACACCGCTACAAGTGTTTTCTTTACTCACAATTTAACTACACTTGGAAGCGTATGTAAAAAGAACCAAGTAAGTGATTACGGATGGTTAATTGCAGATGCAGATGCTACATTAAGGGGGAGTGATGATATAGACACATTAATTGGAACAGGTGGTGTTACAAATAGAGCCTTTACAAATGGTTCTGTAGGAGATTACACAACAGAGGTTACAGGACTTTCACACCCAGACGATAAATATTGGAGATTTTACGCAAGAACAAATACTGATCCTGCTTACGATAAAGCAGATGTAATTAGTGATATATATGGAGCTTCTACTTTTACTGGAGTTAGCTATACAGAAACTACAGCAGCTCAAACGTATCATATTTATGACTGGGAAAATATAAGAACAATAAGAATTAAAAGTTATGCAGGAGATATTTATGATTATCAAGGAGTGTATGGAGATATGCTTATTTATTCTAAAATCGTTCCTTATGTTGTAAAAGGAGCACCGCTTCCCGCTACTAATTGCACAAACATAACAAGCTTCACTCAAAGCCCTCCTTCTTATTGTAGTTTTGGAGGTTATACAGCAAGTACAGTAAGTACACATTTTGGAATAACAAACTGGTTTAGTACAGGGGGGTTTATAGCTTATCATGCTACGGATAGGTCAAGCGCTGAAAAAGATGCTATAAAAGCGAAATCCCCTCCATATAATTATGGGGCTTCATGGCCTGTTTATTATATGCCTGTTGCTAAACCAAATTTGCCTGTTAATGGAGTTTGGTATAATGGCCCAGTAGTAGAAGGAACATCAATGTACACTCAAATGATAGGGGGTATGACTTTAGCTTCTGATGGGTATTATGCACTTTGGAGAGTAGATTTAGATGGAAAATCTTCAAGGGATACAGGACTTTCTATTAGGATATTAAACGGATATATACAAGATAAACAATTATTTTATAAAACATGATAGAAAATATATTAACGCTATTAAGAATAGCAAAAGAAAACAAAATTAGAGGTACTTATATAGATATAGCCCTTGGGAAAAATAAATTTCCTAAATCTATAAAAGAAGCCTACCAACACTTTAAAAACTTTTAACAATGGCAGAAAAAATTAATATAGATTTGGATTTAAAAACAGGATCAGCAATAAAAGATACTTCAAAAATTGCTGATAACATCCAAGATATAGGTAAAGCATCCAAACAAACAGAAAAGGGAGTAAAAAAATTCTCTACAACACTTGGCAATATAGGAAAAGCTACAGGTGTAGTTGCTTTAGTAGTAAAAGCATTTGAAATATTGCAAGAAACGTTTAATAAAAATCAAAAAGTTGTAGATATTTTCAACACTGGGATGGAAGTGTTAAGTTTAGCATTTAATGATCTATTTAGTTTTTTAAGTAATAATGTAGGAAATGTTATAGGATGGTTTCAAGGTATTTTTAGTGATCCTGTTGGGGCTATAAAAGATTTTGGTAATGCTATAAAAGATAATTTAATAGAAAGGTTTAATAGTTTTTTAGACACGCTTGGATTTGTAGCAAGTGCAGTTAAAAAAGTGTTTAGTGGTGATTTTGCAGGAGCTTTAGAAGATGTTAAAAGTGCAGGTAAAGAAAGTTTAGATGTTTTAACTGGTGTTGATAATACATTTGAAAAAACTACTGAAACAGTTAAAAATATAATTCCTTCAATTAAAGAATATACTAAAAGTACACTAAGCTCCGCAACAGCTATAGTAAAAGCTAATAAAGCTGCGCAGATTGGTATAGCACAAAACAGAATTATATTAGAACAAAAAGACAGGGAAGCAGAAAAGCTAAGACAAATTAGAGATGATGAATCTAAAACAATAGAAGAAAGAATAAAAGCAAATGATGATTTAGCTAAAGTTTTACAAGAGCAAGAAGATTTAATGACTGCAAATGCAGATGCACTTATAAGAGCAGCACAATTACAATACGAAAAAAATGCAAGTGATGAAAACTATATAGCTTTATTAGATGCTAAGGCAGAAAAAGAAGGAATATTAGCACAAGTTGAAGGTTTTAGATCAGAACAATTAACAAATCAAATTTCTTTACAAAAAGAATTAACAGAAAGAACAGGAGAAGAAGCAGAATTACAAATAGAAACTCAAAAATTAAAACAACAAGCTATTCAAGATACTTTAGATGCTGTTATTGGAGCTGCGGGGGCAGAAACAAAAGTAGGTAAAGCTTTATTTTTATTTAAACAAGGAATGATTATTAAAGAACAAATAATGGCTGCTCAAGCAACTATGGGAAAAATTTTATCCAAGGCAGCAGAAGCAACTGTAGATGGAGCAACAGGATTTATGAAAGCAGCAGCAGCAGCCCCTCCACCTGCTAATATTCCTCTTATAGCTATATTTGCCGCTCAGGCAGCAGGGATTGCTATGAGTATTAAAAGTGCTGTTAATGCCGCTAAAGGAATTGTAGGAAAATCAGGAGGTGTTGCTTCTGGAGGAGGTGGAAGTACGGGAGCCCCTTCAGCACCTGCAGCCCCTGCATTTAATGTAGTTGGAGCAGCACCAGAGAATCAATTAGCAGAAGCTATAGGTGAAGATAATAAGAAACCAACAAAGGCTTATGTGGTTTCACAAGAAGTAAGTAATGCACAAGCTTTAAATAGAAATATTGTAGAAGGTGCATCAATAGGTTAAAATTAAAATAAACAAAATCATGAAAGAATTAAACGAAGATTCAAAATTTCAAATAAGTATTAAATCCTTAATAGCAATAGCTGTAGGTATATTCACCTTAGTGGGTTTTTACTTTGCTTTACAGGCAGATATAGAAGAAGCTAAAGAATTACCAAAACCTGAAGTAAGTAGAACTGAATATGATTTAAAAGATCAACTTATTAGAGAAACTATTTTAAATACAGAAAAAAAAGTAGATAATAATGGAAAAACTTTAGATAAAATAGAAGAAAGATTATATGAAATTAACACTACAAAGAAAAAAAGATGAAATATTTAGCAATTTTAATGATGTTCTTGTTTAGTGTTCAACAACCTGAAATAAAACTTTTAGAAATAAACGCTGAATGGAATAAAAGAAACGATGTAAAATTAAGCACCCTACCAAAAGAGTATAATGGTATTCCAATTAAAAAAGATTATGCATTGTTAGAAAACCAAGCTCCAAGTTTAAAAGCAAGTATTACTGCAGTTCCAGTTATTATATTAATTATAGATGGTAAATTAAAATCACAATGGACTGCCGATTTATCATTTGAATTAAAATTAGATAAAGAAGAAGTAATAGAAGCTCTTGATTGGCACTTTAAAAGTTATACAGGAACCGCAGGAAATACTATAGTTGCTCCTAAAAGAAGAAAAACAACTAATAATTAAAAAAATAACAAATAATATTAAAATTATTGTATATATATGGACATTATAGAACTTTTTATAGATGAAGAAGATGAAGTTTCAGGAATTGAAGCTATATCAGTAGTAGAACAACCCGCTATAGAAGAAGATTTTATAGCTTTAAAGAACCAAGAGTTTAAACTTGCAGAGGTAGATAAAGAAAAGCGTATTTTAATGGGCGCAGCACTTATTCCTAACAAACCTATATATAGAAAAAGCGGAGATCAAGAATATTACATCTATTTTTCAAGAGATACAGTTAGAAAAGCAAGTGAATTGTTTTTTATTAGAGGGAACCAAAGTAATTCAACATTTGAACATAAATTACCATTAGAAGGATTAACAGCAGTTGAATCATGGATAGTTGAAAGTGAAAAAGATAAATCAAGAATGTACAATTTAAATGTTCCTGTTGGAACTTGGATGGTTTCTATGAAAGTTAACAATGATGAAGTTTGGAAACAAGTTAAAGCAGGAGAGGTAAAAGGATTTTCAATAGAAGGATATTTTGCAGATAAATTAGAACGACCTAACGAACCAAACGAATTAAAAGCACAAGAAAAGATTGAAAAATTAAAAAAATTATTAAATGGCAACTAAATATCCAAGTCCACAAAACAACTCAAGGGGATGCCTTTGTAAAGATAACGAAACATATAGCGTTGATTGTTGTGATGGTAGTTTAGAAGCTCAAGGTGTTGGAAGTGTAACAATGGGGGCAAGTGATTCAGCAGGAACAATAAACAACACAAATTCAGAAAGAACTATAACCTCAACAAGCAGTTAAAAATATAACAAACTAATAATAAAAATATTGTAATAATATGAAAGCTACAGATATGTTAAATCAAGTAAAAGAAATTCTTGGTGTATCTAATAGTGAAAAAGAAGAAAAAGTAGAACTTCAAGAAGAAACTAAAGAAGAAACTAAAGAAAATTCTACAGAAACTTCTAAAGAAACTAAATTAGAAACACAAGAAACAAAATTAGCACAAGCAACCCTTAAAAACGGAACTGTTATTGAAAGTGAAGACTTTTCAGCAGGTCAAGATGTTTTTATAGTTACAGAAGATGAAAAAGTTGCTTTACCTGTTGGCGAATACGAACTTGAAGATGGTGAAACTTTAGTAGTTGAAGAAGAAGGCATTATTGCTTCTATTGGTGCTGCTGAAGAAGCTCCTGAAGAAGAAGTAGAAGCTAAATGTGGTGAAATTTATGCTACTAAAGAAGAATTAAAAGAAGTTTTATCATTAGTGGAAGAAATTAAATCAATGTTAAAATCTAAAGAATTATCTAAAGAGGAAAACAAAGAGGAAGTACAGCAAGAAAAAGAGGAAAAACAGGCCCTTTCTGTACAAGAACCTGTTAAGAAAATAACGCACAACCCTGAATCAAAAAATCAAATTGATCTTAATATTAAAAGAAAAAGAACAGATAGTACATTGAGTAGGGCTATGGCAAGAATAGCAAATATTAATAATTAAAAAAAATAAATAATGGCAACAACAACGTCAATAACTACTACTTATGCTGGGGAATTTGCAGGAAAATATGTGAGTGCAGCAATTCTTAGTGGTTCTACATTAGCAAATGAGCTAATTACTATAAAACCTAACGTTAAGTTTAAAGAGGTTATGAAGAAAGTAGCAACTGATGATATTGTAAAAGATGCAACTTGTGATTTTACTGCAACATCAACTGTTACACTAACTGAAAGGATTTTACAACCAGAATTTTTTCAAGTTAATTTACAATTATGTAAAAAAGATTTTCAATCAGATTGGGAAGCAATTGAGATGGGATATTCAGCATTTGATAACCTACCTCCAAGTTTTTCAGATTTCTTAATTGCTCATGTTTCGGCAAAAGTAGCATCAAGAATTGAAACTAACATTTGGAATGGAGCAAACGCAACAGCAGGACAATTTGATGGATTCAAACAAACTTTAGCAGCAGATGGAGATGTTAATGATGTAATTGCTACAGATGTTACAGCTTCTAATGTTATTACTGAATTAGGAAAAGTAGCAGATGCTATTCCAAGTACAGTTTATGGTGCTGATGATTTAACAATATATTGTGCTCCTAACGTAATAAGAGCATATACGCGTGCGCTTGGGGGATTTGCCTTAGGAACTGGATTTGGTGCAGGTTATAAAGATGAAGGACAAATGTGGTATAGTGGTCAAGCATTATCATTCGATGGAATTTCTGTCGCAATGGCAAATGGTTTACCTGACAACATTATGATTGCAGCAGAAAAATCTAACTTATTTTTCGGAACTGGTTTAATGTCAGATCAAAATGAAGTAAAAGTTATTGATATGGCTGATTTAGATGGCTCACAAAATGTAAGAGTTGTTATGAGGTTTTCAGCAGGAATTCAACATGCTATTGGTGGAGATATAGTTCTTTACACATAATAGTTAAAACAATTAATTAATCATAAAAGGTGGGTAAGGTAATTATAACCTACCTGCCTTTTTTTAAAACTAAAAATTATGGCATGTTTACTAACAGCAGGAAGAAAAGAACCATGTAAGGATGTAGTAGGCGGGATTAAAGCCGTTTATTTCGCTAATTTTGGAGATATAACTATAGCTTACGATTCAACAGATACAGATGTAGTTGAAGATTTAGGTACAGTTACAGTTTATGAATATGAGGTTAAGGGTAATTCTTCGTTCGAACAAACAATTAATAGTTCAAGGGAAAATGGAACTACGTTTTTTGAACAAACATTAAATTTAACTTTAAAAAAATTAACTGTACAAGACCATAAAGAGCTAAAACTTTTAAGTTATGGCCGACCACATGTAATTATTCAAGATTACAATAATAATGCATTTTTAATGGGTGCAGATAATGGAGCAGAAGTAAGTGGTGGAACAATTGTTACAGGTGGAGCTATGGGAGATTTAAGTGGATATACACTAACTCTATCAGGACAAGAGCTTAAACCCGCTAATTTCTTAGAAGGGGCTACAGCAGCTAATCCTTTTGCAGGACAAACTGGAACAGTAACTATAACACAAGGTACTAACTCGTAAAAATTTTCATTTGGTTACTTTTAAAAGGGTGCTATTTTAGCACCTTTTTTTTGTTTTAATAATAACAAAATAGAATTTTTTTTATTGTATATATATGATTGTATTAAAAGAGACAACTGATTCACAAACTATAAAGTTTATTCCAAGAAGATGGGTAAGTGGTAATAATTATAATATAAAAATTATAAACGAAACTACTAATAAAGAGGTATATAATCAAAATAGTACAGCAATTACAGAAAATTTATATTACAATCAATTTAGTGCGGTGTTTAGTTTAAAAGAAGATACTTATTATACTATAACAATTACAGGAGTTACAGTAACAGGCGTAGTATTTGAAGGTAAAATTTATTGTACAAATCAAGTAGATTTACCAGAATACACTATAAATTCAGGAGAATATACAGAACACTCAACAACAAATGAATATATTATAATATAAATATGGATAATTTACACATAGTTAATTTAGCATCATATAATAGACCTAAAATTACAGAAGATAAACGTAAGAATTGGGTAAACTATGGTGATGACAATAATTATTATCAATACCTAATAGATTTATATACAAATTCCACTACAAATCATTCAATTATTAACGGAGTTTCAAATATGATTTATGGAAAAGGTATAGATGCAACCGATAGTAATACTAAAACTGAAGAATATGCTGCACTAAAATCAATATTTAGTAATACTGATTTAAAAAATGTAGTATTAGATTTAAAATTATTAGGTGAAGGATCTTTTCAAATAATTTATGAAAAAGGCAAAGTAATAAAAGCAGAACATTTTCCAAGACAAACATTAAGAGCGGAAAAGATGAATGAATATGGAAAAATTGAAGCTTATTATTATTTTTATGATTGGTCAAAATTAAAACCAAATAGTAAGCCTGAAAGAATAGCAGCTTTTGGATGTGGAAATGGTAAAGAACCTGAAATTAAAATTATAAAAAAATATGTAAGTGGTTACGATTATTATTGTCCTGTAGATTATCAAGGAGGTTTAGCTTATGCAGAATTAGAAGGCGAAGTAGCAGATTATTTAATTAATGATGTTCAAAATGGGTTCAGTGGGACCAAAGTTGTAAACTTTAACAATGGCATCCCTGACAAGGAAAAACAATTAAACCTAAAAGGTGATGTAATGTCAAAACTTACAGGATCCAAAGGTGAAAAAGTAATTATAGCTTTTAATAATAATGCTGAAAGTAAAACAACAATTGATGATGTTCCTTTAAATGATGCTCCACAACATTATGAATACCTATCAAGAGAATGCCAAAATAAATTAATTGTGGCCCATAGGGTAACAAGCCCGTTATTACTTGGAATTAGAACTGAAAACAATGGTTTAGGTAGCAATGCAGATGAAATAGAAACCGCCAGTTTGCTTTTCGACAACATTACAATAAAACCCTACCAAGAACTTTTAATTGACTGTATAGATAGTATTTTAGCGGTTAATGGTATTAGTTTAAAACTATATTTTAGAACATTACAACCCCTTGCTTTTATAGATACAACAAAAGCTATTACCGATGAAGCAAGAGAAGAAGAAACAGGTGTTAAAATGTCAAAGGAAGAGTTAAAAGATTTTGATGATGAACAAATATTTAATGAATTAAGTGAATTCGGAGAAGATGAAGATTTAGAAAATTGGGAACTTATAGATGAACAACCTGTAGATTATGAAAAGGAAGATGAATTAGATAAAGAAATAGAATTAAAAAATACAGAGTTAGCTACACAATTAGCATCAACAGGAAAAGCAATACCTAATGCTAAAAGTGATCAGGATGAAGTTACAAATGAATTAAAAGCTTTTAGAGTAAGATACCAATACGCTCCTTTATCAACACAAGCAAATAGCAGAGAATTTTGTAAAAAAATGGTTTTAGCAGCAAAACTATATAGAAAAGAAGATATAATAGCAATGGGTAATAAACCTGTTAATGCAGGATGGGGTCCAAGAGGAGCTTCTACTTATGATATATGGTTTTACAAAGGTGGAGGATCTTGCCATCATTATTGGATGCGAAAAACATACATGGCAGTAGGTAGTTTTCCTGATGTAAAAAATCCAAATGCTGAAATTACTGTAAATAAAGCAAAAAAAGAAGGATTTAAACCAGAGGTAAATGATAAAAAGGTAGCAAAAAGGCCTGTTGATATGCCTAATAATGGATTTTTAAAATAAGATAGAACATGGCACAAGCATTATTTATAACAAGAAAAGATATTGTAAGACACACTTCACTTTCAGGTGGAACTGATACAGATAAATTTATACAATATGTAAAAATTGCTCAAGATATACATTTGCAAAATTATTTAGGAAGTGATTTATACGAACATATAGAAAGCTTAATTATTGCAGGTACTTTATCAGGCCATTATCAAACACTTGTAGAAACATATTGTAAGCCTGTTTTAATACATTGGGCAATGGTAGAGTATTTACCTTTTGGAGCTTACACTATTTCAAATAAAGGTATATATAAACACACAAGTGAAAACGCAACAAATGTTGAAAAAGATGAAGTAGATTTTTTAATAGAAAAAGAAAGAAAAACAGCACAATATTACACAAATAGATTAATTGACTATTTAACTTTTAATGCACCAAGTAAATTTAGTCAATATTATACATCAAGTAATGAAGATATATCACCA